TCCATTGTCGCCTACATCCCCAAGTTCCGGGACACTTCCATCTTCATTGATTCTTACTAATTGGGAACCCATAACGCGATAACATTTACCATCCCAATTTATGCCGCCTCGATCAACACCTGGAGCATCACCGAATTTTACAATACCTTCGGCTGTTTTTAAGTAGCCTTGTGAGATGCCCTGTTGTTGTGGAACAGGTACAAGATTTTTTGGATACGATGTTCTAAAGTCGGGTGAATTATCGGTATAGATTCCGTTTAAAATAGATATGGCTGCCATTTATTATCCTTTAGTTTATTATACCTTCTTTTTTTATGTCTTTAAAAAACTCAATATAAGCCTGAATAAGTGCTTCTCTCCTTATCCCTTCTCTTATATATCTATACTGATATTTCGCAAAAAAAGGCTCTGGTAATATGCAAATATAATTTCCTCTACAAAGAAATTGTCCACCTCTTTCATTAATATTCTTTTTTTTGCATCCTCTGTCACGATTGTCCAGTAAGTTATTGAAATGGCTATTTAATAAGCTTGCATATTTTAGTCCTGTAGGGCTACAGTAAAGCACCTCATGTCCGTTTGCATTCATTTCTGATGCGTTGAAATGAAAAGATATAGCCAATTCTGTATCCCATTCATTTAACTCATTATGAAGCCTGTCCATTTGCTTTGTATATCCATCCAGTGGTAATCGTGTGAATGTTTTAAACTCATGTTCACTATCTTTGAGTTCTTTTAGTAGATCATCTACAAATTCGCTATTAAATGCCCACTCGCTTATGCCCTCTGAACCTACAGCACCCTTCTTTTCTTCATTGTGTCCGATACATAATGCTATTTTCATTAATTCTCCAATGTTGATTTATCATTTTTAGTTGTACCAAGTGGCGCACCTGCAAGAGTTCCGTTAAACTCAGCCCATCTTGTACCATCGGAGGCTTTGATTTTAAAAGGTGAATCTGGCTTAATCTCTACTTTGAAATTACCTTCATCATCTGTAGTAGTTCTATATTCCCAACCATCACCCCACACAATGACTTCTGTATTATGTACGCCAGTACCTTTGTCATGATCGATATAATCACCCCAAATGATTCGATTTTCATACCAGGTTTTAACTTTGCCAGAACCTAAATGCAAGCCTTGATTATCTTTTGTAAGTTTACCTTGTGCATATAATACACCTCCAAATAGTAATATCCCTATAAATATCCAACCAAAATTATTCATTTTGTTTCTCCTTGAACTCTTTTATTTTTTCATTTAGTCTTGTTGTTTCAATATCATAATATTTTTCTTTTACTCTTAATTTTCTTATGAGTGTAATTGCCTTATATGATGATATTAAAGTAAGACTTCCGTTTTCGTCTGTGACAAGATCGATATTTTCAATCTTATTTAATGGTTTAACAGTTGGGCATTCATTGAATACGTAAACTTTTTGGCTACACCCTGTAAGTAGTAGAACCATTGAGCTTATTATCAAGATCATTAAGGACTTCATCAAGTTTCGCATCTGCAGCATCCTTTCTTTCTCTGTTGATTGCTTCAAAGTTTTTTACTTCATTATTAATATCATTTGCCTGAATTTCATTTTCAAGCTCATCAATTTCTTCGGCATTATGATCTGCTCTCTTCTTTTGATAGAAGGCAAGCCCAGCAAGTAATGCACCTATCATGCCTAAAAAAGCATAGAGGTATTGTTTTAATGCATTAAACATTATATATCCTTTAAAGGTTTAGTTGTGTTGTTTCTATTAAGTGCAACCATCACGCCATTAAACACAGAGAATAGAAGTATAATCCCCTTGCTCCATTCTTCACCTAAAATCACAGTGAGTGTCTCTTCTCCAGCTATAAGAGTAGTGAGAATAGTTGTCCCTATTATTGCCCACTGCAAACTGCCTGACCTCGGTATCTTCCTAACTATTGTTGTCGTGGTTTTAATCATAATACTTCCTTTTTATACTTATGGTTCCTATCCACATATATATACTCCAACAAAATATAATACTACTTTATCAAGAAAGGTTGTAATGCATAATGCCCCCAATATAGCTATAAGCCATTTTAGAGTTGTATTTATCATTTCTTAATTCCTATATATGTTTTTATTTTTGCTCTAATTGTTTCAGGTAGAAACAATAAAACAATACCTATCAATGGAACACTTATCAATGAGCTTATCGCATAAAACGCAACAACAATTTGACTGCCTGGAGATAAATTATATACTTCTACAAGAGGAGAAATAATATAAATAGCAACAAAAATAGATGATAATCCTATTGTAAGTAGAAGCCCAAAATTTTTATTTTCTGAGAACACAAATTGGACTAATGCACCAAAAATAACGCTGATTGTTATTTTTAGTTCATCATAATATGCTAAGATTTTTATTAGATAAACATCATACATTTTTTTAGCCCACTCTATACCATGTACCTAAAGTTTCATCATACTTTAGTTTAAAGAAATCATCTGCACCAAGTGCTGAAGGTGCGCCTGTGACCCCTACCGCTCCATTTCCGTCCACTGTTAAAGTTGTGACTTGTTGTGTACAATTCACAAGCACTTCTTGTTTGTCTACTACATTCGCAATCGCTGGAAGTGTTATAGTTCCTGCTGCAAACCCTGTTGTAGGCGTCAAGACAAGCCAATAATTACCACTACCGTCGATTATATTTACATTGAATCCCGTTGAGCTTGGTGCTGCATATTGCGTGGTAAATTCTTGTTTCCCTGTTGTTGCTGCCTGCTGTGCAAGAACATAGGCTGTTAATGCGCTTAATGATAATTTTTTGGTATCACTGTTACTTGCTGAATAAACAGCTAAAAGGTCACCGCCGCTCGGTGTGCTTAGTGTTGAAAGTTGTCTTATGTCTGCCATGTTTTACTCCTTAGTTAAAATCTATTTCTTCGTTTGAACCATCCGTTAGAGGCTCATCCGCTTTAGGTAGTGTCCTGCTACCTGCACTTCTCCAATATTTCGATCCTTGTCCCCTTGGCAAGTCTTGAACTTGGTACTCTTTGATTTGTGTTGTTTTGTTTAGAATGTTGTTGTAGGCACTTTTTGCAAACTGCTTTACATCTGGAGAGATTACTTTACCATAAGAAGGTGCTATTCTAATAGCTAAATTTAAATATGCTGCCTCAAATGCCCAATCTGGAATTTCTGAATCTGATGTTATATCACTATTTGCAGGTGTGTCATGTGTAGGATATGCAAGTCTTATGCCGTACCCGTTCCATGTACCAAACATAGCATCAAGCTTTTTTAATGCACTTTCAAACTGTTCTGGTTCTAAGTCAAAATTGTATGATGCAAGCCCTATCGTATCAAAGGCTTGTTCAATGATTTCTTTTTTTGTCCAGCTCATTTCGTTTCACTTTTAATAGCTTTTGTTATCTTTTTAAGTAGAGTGGAATCACGTATTTTGTCACTAAACCCTATTCCTAGTTCAATTGCCTTGAGTTCAAATTCTTCTCTTGTTGGAGGATGATTACTTTCAATGTTAGATTCTGCACTATATGATTTTTTAGCCTCTATTGTTGTAAGATGCCAACCATCTTCAAGATATGATTCTTTTTCATCTTCTTCTATGACAATAAAATCAAAATAATCTTTATGCATATAATTAGTTGGCGATTCTTTTGTTGCTGGATATTTGTAAAGCATTCGCATATTATTTCCTTTTTTTGGCCTTAGTTGTGGATTTCTTTTTTGTGCTAGTTGGTTTTGCTGGTGCTTTACTTGGTTTTTTAGCTTTTTTCGCTGCTTTGCGTGCAACATCCATCGCTATTGCTACTGCTTGCTCTTTGGATTTACCGCGTTTCATTTCACGTTTGATATTTTCCGAAATTGTCTTTTTGCTATAACCTTTTTTGAGCATCATTCAAATCCTTTCTGTCTATTATATCATTTTTGTTACCTATTCTACACCTCGAAAGATGCACAAAAGACGACAAAGGGCGCGAAGCCCTAAGCGCTATGCTTGTCCGAATAGTAAAATTCCTGACATTTCCGGTTGTTTATTCACAACACCATATAGAACATCCCATCTGTACTTGGTTTTCTGAGTATTTATGTCGAATTGCTTTTGCATTACTACCTCAATACCGTTTTCAACTGTTGCACGTAGGATTTTAGCTCCTGAATCCGCATCAATAGATAATCTACCTGGTAGAATCTCAAGCGCATCTTTATGCCAAAATGGATTAACATTTGCTGCTGTTGTATTCAAGAATGTGATTGCCGCACCATTTGCTGGTGTTGCTGTTACGTTCTTATATTGCTTTTCTGCATCTGTTGCGCCACCTGCTGAAATAATCGCAGGTGAAATCTTGATAGTACCATCTGCTGATCCTGTTCCCGATTCGATACTGATTACTCTAAATGTTTTTAGCTCACCTGTGTCTAACTTTGTGATGTGATGCACTTCGTTGACACCTGCAATAGTAAACGCATCTCCAACCGCTGCTGAAGCTTCAATATTTGTTATATCTGTATCGATAGCAATAATTTGGTATCTGTTATCTACATTCCCAACTTCACCCGTTGATGCTGTGCTTGTTGCCGCTGGCGTGTAATATTGGTCTGCTGCCGCGATTGTTACTGTAACACCTGCTTCCGCTGCAATTCTTGTAGCATAGTCAAGTTTGTGTGTTTGGAATCCTGCAATATCCATACCAATTAGAGATTTACTATAAGCATCTCTTACGATTTGATTTGGTGTTTGTCTTCCCGCAATATCACTAGCAAGACCGTTATAGTCTTTAGATGATAGTGCTAAGTATCTGTCAAACATAGATACACCTACTCTATTGAACGCTTCTTCTCCTGCCGCAATGTCAGAATATCCGCTTGCCGCACCTGATTTAGTTACAACAACTGTTCCATGTACTGCTGCTGTCGTTGCCATAGATATATTAATATCAGAAGCGAGTTTTTGCATTGCTGCCGTTCCTAGTCTGCCCTCTTGCAACATATCTCTTAACTCTTTAGCCGTCAATGTAGCTGTAGAGTGTCTTTGATAACCGATTGATGCTGGAACACTTAGCTGTGTATTGTCACCAAAGTTAGATGATGCATCAGCTCCGTCATAAGATTGCGCGATAAAAGGCATTGGTCGCCAGATTGTATCGTTCGCTCTCTCCATTGTTGTTTGATCTGTATTGTATTTTGGAGCAAGCTTTGAAATTAACAAGGCATCTTCAAACCCTTGACACATATCTTCAAAAGCTACTACTTCTTCTTTATTGAATCCGTTTGCCATTTATTACTCCTTGTTTCGTAATTGTTTTTTGTAGGCGTGGACTTTTGAGAAGTCGCCTGATTTATTAGCTTCTTCTCTAAGTCTGTCTAATTTCTTATCCATCGTTCCCGATAGACTCCCCGAGCCTTTGATCGTTTTCTCAACCTTTGTGGTTGGTTTTCTTTTTGGTGTCACTTTTAATTGCGCCTCCA